GGCGAGGCCCGGCTCGAAACGCTCGAGCGCGAAGGCACCGGCGCGCTCGGTCACCACCCAGACCGTGCCCTCGCTCTCGGCGACCGCGCGGAAGGCGCCCTCCGTCTCCTGCCGAGTCCAGGCCGTGACCTGCTCGGCGCGATAGAGCGTGAGCGTGGCGAGGCTGCCATCGGCCATGACCAGGTGCAGCAGCCGCCGCTTCTGGTCGTAGGCCATGGAGAGCGGCGCCTGCACCAGATGCCGCGCGAGGATGGCGAGGTCGTTCGCCTGGTAGGCCTGCTCCACGTCGGTATAGGCGAATTCGTGCACGCCCTGCCCGCCGCGCGCGACGAAGATGGTCGCGCCGTCGACGTCCACGGGCGGCACCAGGCGGTCCACGGGCGAGCCGACGCGCGTCTGGCGGTTGAGCTGGATGCTCGCCGGCGTCAGCGGATCGCCGCTGACCATCCACTCCGCGCCCGAGGTGAAGACCTGCAGATGCCTGCCGGAGAAGACGCCGCGGATCGCGTTCACCTGGTCCGAGACGAGGCCGAACTCGATCGCCTCGTCATCGAGGCCGCTGCCCGTATCGAAGTTGAAGAGGTCCCCGGTGCGGGACAGCCACAGCCGGTTCGGCAGGTCGCGCGAGCCGCCGATGACGAGCCGGTCCTGGTGGAAGCAGCAGGTCACGGGCCAGCCGCGCGCATCGCTGAAGGCGGATTCGTCCCAGTCCGCGGTCGGGTCCGTGCCGGCGAGCGTCTCCTCCACCGTCGCGGCGACCTCGAGGCCGCTGATGACGCTGCCGATGAGGAGCCTGCGGCCGCCGATGCGCAGCCGCGCCCCCGCATGGCCGGGCTGGAACACCGCGGCATCGGCGGTGACGACGACATTGCCGCCGACGCCGCTGGCCGAAAGGCGCACCTCCGGCGCGGCGAAGCGGAAGAAGGGCTCGCGCAGGAAGGCCCAAGGGCCGATCGTCCAGCCCGCGGGCGTGCGCGTGACGCGCTGCGGGCGCATCTCGGGGTGCGTCAGCAGCAGCGTGTCGGCATTCTGGGTGAAGCCGAGCTGCGGCAGCATCGCCGCACTCCAGGGGCCGGCCAGCGTCGCGATCGGCGCATCGCCCTCGAAGACCTGCAGCGCGCCCGCCGTCAGGACCATCAGATAGGTCTGCTCGGTGTTGAACTCGAAGGGAATGAGGCGGGCCGGGCCGGGCAGCAGGGCCACATGCCGCAGCCCCGGCCGGCGCGTGACCCCTCCGGTCGGCTGGATGAAGACGTTGCGCAGCCGCCGCGCGCCGTTCTCGAAGGCGCGCAGGTCCGGCCGGCCGAGCAGCTCCGGCGCGAGTTCCCCCGCCGCGAAGCTGGTCTTCGCGCGCTTGATGGCCGGCATGGCTCAGCCCCGCACGTCCACGAGGGGGAAGGTCTCGAGCACCCGCGCGCTCGCCTGCTGGCTGTCGGCCTGGCGCGCGAGGCGCAGCTCCGCCTCGGCGAGCCGGAACAGCATCTCCGCGCGCGACGAGTTCTCGGTCAGCGGGATGCAGAACTCGGCCGCCAGGCGCGCGACCAGGGCCGCCGCGAAATAGGGCGGGAATCCGCTCTCGTCGGGGCGGAAGACATAGGTGAGGACGACCTGGTCGGCATCGGCGAAGAGCCGGTCCTCCTGCAGCCGGTAGACGAGGCCGCGCGCGCGTCCCGCCGTGCCGGCCGAGAGCGCGCGCAGGAACCCCGCGGGCAGCTGGAAGGCGTGCGCGAAATCCGCGCGCGGGACGGCGGAAAGGCGCGGCAGCGCCGCCTGCGCGGTGGCGAAGGACCACGGATGGGCCGAGAGCAGCGCGTCGCGGGTGCCGGGATAGAGATTGGCCGCGACTTCGGCCTCGGCCGTGCCCTCGTCCAGCGAGGCGACCGGCTGCGCGCCGATCCTGAGCAGCGCGCGCGAGCAGAGCGCGAGGGCGGAGAGCGCCATCGGTGGGGAACTCCTCATTGTCGCGGGAAGGAAGGGGTGCCGGGGGAGGTTCCCCTCCCCCGGCGTCGCGCGTCACTCCTTGGCGCGCATGCGCACCACGCCCGCCGGGTCGATCAGGACCGCGCCCTGCGACATCATGTTGTTCACGAAATGCGCGGCGCGGTCGCCGTGCCAGGTGATGTCGGTCACCACCTCGCTCGCCACCGCGTGGCCGACCGCGGTCTTGTGGTAGAAGTAGCAGTAGCGCAGGTTGCCGGCCTTGGTCAGGCCGGAATGCGGCATCCACAGCGCACCCAGCCAGCGCTTGGCCTGCGTCCCCTTCCAGGGCAGCTCGTCGGGTCCGATGTAGTCGCTGTTGGCGAACTCCTCGATCTGCAGGAGCTCGCTCCACTGCTTCCAGCCGACCACGGCGAAGCGGTTGCCGTCGTCCGGCACGTCGGCCGCGCCCAGCATCTCGAAGGCCATCAGCACCTTCTGCCTGGTCAGGCCGTCATTGTCCGTCAGGCCCGTGCCGGTGCCGGTCGCCTCCTGCGTCGCGGTGTCGAGCGCGGCGATGATCAGCTCGTCGGTCTTGCGCCCGAGCGCATAGGCGCCGGCATTGGCGATGACCGTGCGCTCGTCGATGTTCGACTTGATCTCGTCGAGCCGGTCGATCCACTCGCCCGCATAGTAGTCCTGCAGGAAGCACTCGGCGTTCGAGTATTCGAGGTTCATCACCGGCACGGCGCCGTTGCGCGCCTTGGCCGCGGCCGTGCCCTTGCCGACGCGGGGGAAGATGGTGGAGGCGCCCTTGACGCCGGTCTTGGAACGGACGGTGGGGCGCAGCTTGCTGCCCTGGCGCTGGTAGGCCTCGGCGACCTCGGCCTCGAACTGCTTCACGAAGGCCTGTTCGATCGTGCCCGACATGCGGGATTCCTTTCGTGCATGGGGTGTGTGCGGGGGGGGCGCCGCCGGCCCGGTTGGCCGCGTGGGGCCGGGCGGCGGCGCGGCCCGCGCGCCGGGGGGGCGGTTCTGCGCGGGCGGAAACGAGGGGGCGGGCGGCGCTGCCAGGTCGCGGCGCGCCACCCGCCCCCGGGGCCGCCGCGCGCTCCGGCGCGGGGCCCTCGGCGGGGCGAGCGGGGGGGAAGGGGCGCTCAAGCCCCGCCGGAAGGCGGTCTCAGCCGCTGACGAGGCGGCGGAAGCCGTCGGTGACGCGGCGGACGAACTCCGGCTCGCGCGTGCGCCAGTAGCGCGGGTCGCGCATCATCGCGCGCAGCTCGGCCTCATCGGCCGGGGCCGGTTCCTCCGCGCGCCGCGCAAGGCCGGGCTCCTTGCCCTCCATCATCCGGTGCAGCGCGATCACCCCCTCGGCGGTGGTGGAGAGCGCCTCCATCACCGGCGCGGGCAGGTTGGCGCGGCCCCAGGCGGTGATCTGCGCGGCGATGCGGCGGAAGCGCTCCTCGCCGCCGAAATGCTCGCGCAGCCGCTCGAGCTGACGTTCGGCCTCGAACTGGGAGGCGGCCTCGGCGATCAGCGGCAGCAGCCGCTCCGCCGCGAGGTCGTAGACGAGCTGCGCCTGCGCCTCGGTGAAGCCCGCCTCGTGCAGGCGGCGGTTCACCTCCGGATCGGCGCAGCAGAGCTCGTGCTTGGGCTCGATGCGGTAGCCCTCGGGGCCGTCGGGCACGCCGAGGGCGCGGCGGAAGCGGATGCGCTCCTCCTCGGGTGCGTCCGGGGGCGGGGGGGCGAGGCGCTGCGACAGCCGCTTCTCGAGTTCGCGGTAGGATTTCAGCAGCGCCTCGACGCGGATGGCGCCGGCCGCCTCGTCCCAGAACTTCTCGGGCACGTCGGCCGGGCGCTCGGCCTTGCGCGGCGCCGCGCCTTCGGCCAGCGCGGTCTCCAGCAGGTCCTCGGACATCAGGGGCTCACTCCTTCACGGGGGTTGGCGGGGGGGTCAGGATCTCGGCCGGGGCGGAGAGCGTCCGGCCGAGCCAGCGGGCGGCGGCGGGCAGGTCCACCTCGGCCACGGCCTCGGGGCCCATGGCGCGCACGGCCTGCAGGAAGAGCAGCGTGTTGGCCGCATCCGCCCGCCCCTGCACCTGCGCAAGCGGGCTGCGGTAGCGCAGCACCGCCTCCCGCCCGTCGAGGAGCAGCGGCGGAATCTCCCCGCGCCGGCGCAGGATGGAGAGGCAGCGCGCGATCAGCGGCGCGAGCAGCTCGGCCTGCAGCCGGCCATAGGTCGCTCCCAAAAGCCGCGCCGTCTGCGCCGAGCGTTCCAGCACCTCGGTCGCCGTCATGCTCTCGCGCCCCTCGGGCCCCAGCCGGTCGGCGAGCAGCGCGGCGCGGATGCGCGCGCGCAGATCGGCGAGGACCAGCTGCGAGACGTCGAAATTCCCCGGCGCGGCGAGCGGCGTGAGGCCCGAGGAGCCGGGCGCCTTGGGGATGATGGCGCCGGGTTCGAGCCGGACCGTGGCCGGGTTCAGCACGCCGTCGTCATCGGCCTGCCAGATGCCGGTGGCGGCGATCGAGGCGTTCTTGAGCACGAGCTCGACCACCTTGTTGGCGGTGCGGATGTCGGGCAGCGCCTTGGCCACCGGGCCGCGGCCATAGACCTCCCCCGGCACCTTCAGCCAGCGGAAGGCGATGAAGGGGTTCTCCGCGAAACGCCCCTCGGCGAGCACGACCGGCCCGCGATCCGCCGCGAGCACGGCCATGAAGCGGCTGCCGGCCCGGTCGGGCCAGACCGCCTCGATGACGCGGTGCCGCGCCGCCTCGGCCTCCTCGGCGGGGGCGGCGGGCGGCAGGGGCGCGGCCGGATAGCGCGCGGCGAGCGCCGCCCCGCTCAGCCGCGCGGCGCGGAAGACCGTGTCGAGCCGGCCCGAGGGGCCTTCCTCGAGCACCGCCTCGCGCAGCGGCACGGCGGTGAAGCGGAGGGCGGAGGCCTCGCCCGGCGGCGCCTCCTCGACCAGCAGGATGCCGGTCCCGGCCACCACCAGGTCGAGGAAGGCCTGATGCATCTCGAGCGCGAAGTTGGAGCGGTCGAGATGCCCCTGCAGCGTCTCCGCCGCCTCCTCCATCGCCGCCGCCGCCGCCGCATCCTCGGTCCGGCGCGCCGGGGCGAGGCCGAACCAGCGCGACCAGGGCGGGGTCAGTTCCGCGAGCAGCGAGGCCGCGAGCTGCTCGGCCGCATCGGCCGCCGTGGCGTCGAACAGGGGCACGCGCCCGCCGCCCGAGGGGGGCAGGACGTGGTCGTAGCAGTCCTGCCACAGCGCATCCTGGGCGCGGCGTCGCTCGAGCGCGCGGGCGTGGCGGGCGAGGATCTCCTCGGGTGTCATCGGATCATTCCCCCAGAAGCGACTTGCGCGTGGCCGCGAAGTCGGCGCGCGCGCCGAGCAGGCCGCGGGCGGAGGTGGCGATGGTGCCGGCGAGCCCCCGGCGGGCCCGTTCGCGGGCTTCGATGCGGGATGCGGCCGCGGCCTCCTCGGCCGCCTGTGCCGCATCAGCGGGCGGCGTCGGGGCCGGGGCCGGCGGGGGCGCGATGACAACAGGCTTCGGGGCGCGGAACAGGCCACCCATGCGCGCGCGGCTCCTCTCGGTTGGAAGGGGGGTTCGGCCCTCCCGCCACGGACGCGAAAAGCCCGCGGGCCCGGCCCTCCGGCGAAGGAGGGCGGGCCCGCGGCGAGGGTCCGGGAGGAACGGGAGGGCTGCCGCCGGGCGCACTTCGCCCCTTGGCGAGAGGCTTGTTATCCTAGATTGGATACGTAGTCAAGAGAGTTTTCCTAACCCCCTCGCCCCGCGCGGCGAGCCGCCGGAACAGCCCGTAGGGCGTAAGCGCGAAGGGCGCGCCGGCGCCGAGCACCGCCCGGCACAGGCCGACACAGGTGAAGGGCATGAGCGGCGGCAGCCGGCGCGCCCGCACCGGCCCCGGCGCGAAGGGGCCGAGCACGGCAAGCCCCGCCCGCCGGTAGAAGCCCGGCAGGTCGAACCCGGCGGGGGCGGCCAGTCGCGCCACCAGCAGCCGGCCGGAGAGCGGCTCGAGCACGGTCCAGCCGGCCTCGTCGCGCAGCGCGGCGAAGCAGTGGCGGAAGCCGCGGCGCAGCGGCCGCAGCCAGGGCTGGTCGGCCCGCCCGCCGAAGGCGATCCAGACCTCCTGCGCCCCCTCGCGGGCGGCGCGCCAGCCGGGCCTCATGCGACGATTCCCTTGACCCGCAGCGGCCATTCGAG